GTGGCTCTAACTCTACTAACTTTGGTGCTATCGTTGCAGGTCACGAGTCTGCAGTTGCTACTGCTCAGCAGATCAACAAGACTGAGACCTACCGTGATCCAGACTCTTTCGCAGACATCGTACGAGGCATGAACCTGTACGGTCGTAAGATCCTGCGTCCAGAAGCTCTGGTTACTGCTCGTTACAACCTAGCGTAAGTTAGGTTCTCAAAGGGGGATGGGACTACTCGTCCCCCTTTATTCATATCTATAGGTTTTAAGTGTAAATGGCTACATACATCTCTATTACAAACGAACTGTTGCGCAGACTGAACGAAGTAGAAATCGTCCAGGAAAACTTTGCAGGTGTACGTAACATCCAGGCGCTGGCTAAGGATGCTGTGAACAGCTCTGTTCGTCATATCTTGCAAGTTGCTCAAGAGTGGCCTTTCACACTTACGACTTACACACAGCCTCTCACTGCTGGCGTAACTACATACGATTACCCAGACGATGCGTCTACCGTTGATTTGGATAGCTTCTATCTTAAGAAGCACCCAACTCTACAGAACGATCCTGCAAAGCTATCCGTGATTAGCTATTCAGAATACTTGAAATACTACCGTCCACAAGACGACACAGGTGCTGAAGGATCAACTGAACGTGTGTACCAAACTAATGATACAGCGTTTGGTGTATCTCCTGTACCTGACGGTGCGTACGATATCGAATATCAGTACTACGCATTTCCAGCAGATATGTCTTCATTCAACGATCAGTGTATCGTGCCTGGCCGTTTCAAGCATGTGGTTATCTCAGGCGCTATGATGTACATGATGCGTTTCCGCTCTAACGACCAGTCGGCACAGATCCATAAGGCTGAGTTTGAAGAAGGCATCAAGGTAATGCGCAGACTACTACTAGACGATCCCATCGCTGTAACCTCTACAATAGTAACGAGGTAAGCAGTGGCTGACCAGTTAGAAATATTTAAAGTATTCTGTGAGGGTGGTCTAAATACCAACCGAGACGTACTATCTCAAAGTGAACGTGCACCAGGTTCAGCCCTACGTCTAGTTAACTACGAGCCGTCTACTACAGGTGGCTACAGACGCATATCAGGATACTCAAACAACTTCCCAGACTTGCCCGGACAGAATGCTGTACTGGGCGTTTCTGTATATTATGGTATTAACGATGGTGTATTCGCTATTCGTGAGCCGGAAGTACAGGGCGATCCACACTTTCATTGGTGGGACGAGTCAGAGGGTTCTTGGGTATCTGTAGCAGCTCCATCCTCTTCATATGACTTTTCCCCACAACAACGAGTTCGTGTTCTAGGATACAACTGGTACACACAGAGACTTATCATCACAGATGGTGTTAACCCTGCTACCTTATATGACGGCACTAGCCTCGTTGAGATAGATGATGTTAACGCTCCTACAGCGCCAGCAGTAGCTACCACGTTTAAGAACCATATGTTCTTAGCTGGGGATCCTAGTGAACCTACTAACGTATGGTTTAGTGCTCCTGCTAACGAAGAAGACTACGCCCCTGGTTCAGGTGCAGGCGTAATCAACGTAGGTTTTGAAGTAGTTCAGATTAAAGCATTCCGTGACTCTCTATTCGTCTTCGGTCGCAGTGGCATCAAAAAGATTGTTGGTACTAACATTGCAGACTTTGCAGTAGAAGAAGTAACACAGGACTTGGGGTGTGTAGCTGCCGATAGCGTTATCGAGATTGGCGGTGACCTTATGTTTATGGGTCCTGACGGTCTACGCCCTATCAGTGCAACCGATAAGATCGGTGACGTAGACATTGAGACTATATCTAAAGATATCCAGTCTTACATTACCGACATCAGCTACAACGAAAACCTGGACAATCTATGTTCTGTTATCATTCGCAGTAAATCCCAGTTCCGCTACTTCTTTGCAGGTAACGAATCTCAGGGCGTACTAGGCGGTCTACGTAAGAACAGTCAGTCTGGCGCTATCTCTTTTGAGTTTAGCCAGCTGCTAGGTCTAGGTGCTACTTGTGCATCTTCTGGCTACATTGGCCAGTACGAGTATGTTATCCATGGAGATGAGAACGGTAAAGTGTATCGACAAGAGTTCGGCACTGACTTTGATGGAGATGCTATCTTCTCATTGTTCCAGACACCGTTTTACCATATGGGTGATCCTGAGATGCGTAAGCACTTCTTGAAGCTTACTACATACCTACGTGCAGAGGGCGATGCTAACATCCTTATGGGTGTAGCGTACGACTATGAAGATCAGTACGTATCTAACCCTGCCAACTATAACTTAACTATAGAAGGCGCAGCAGCTTACTACAACGAAGCTCAATACGATAGCGGTGCTATCTTTGACGGTAACCCTACCCCCCTAGTTAAAACAAATATATCGGGTAGCGGTACTTCTATTTCTATTAAATATGTAACTAACGATACCAATGCCAGCCATAACATACAGGGCATGGTGTTGCTATTCGGTGTTGACGACCGAAGATAATCGAGGAAGAGATAAATGGCAGGTTACGAACGACAATCATCGGCTGAGATCATACCAGGAGCTACAGTCCGTGCAGCCCCAATCAACGCTGAGTACAACCAACTAGACGCTGCGTTTGCAGCTCTTACAGGTCACTCCCACGATGGTACTACAGGTGAAGGTGGATACATTCCACTTATTGCCGATGCGGATGCTCGCAACAAGGTAGTAGTAAATCAGGCTAATAACACAATAACGTTCTACACAGAAGTTGGTGGTGTAGCTACAGCACAGATTGTATTTAAAGACGGTGTTATTGAACCTGCTACAGACAATGATATTGATCTTGGTAGTGCTACTAAATATTTCAAAGATGCTTACATCAAGGGTAACTTAAAAGTAGCTGCTATTTCTGCTACTGGTTCTATTACCCCTACTGCTGACGGCACATACGATCTTGGTTCTTCTAGCTTAGAATGGAAAGACTTGTACATCGATGGCGTAGCTAAGATTGATACGCTAACGGTAGATGAAAATGCTACTGTTGCTGGTACTCTTGGTGTAACTGGCAATGCTACGTTTGTGGCAGACGTTGCGGTACAAGGTAACACTACCATTGGTAATGCTACTACAGATACTGTGAGTGTTAATGCCACAGTCTCTACTTCTGTTGTGCCTACTACTGACGATGCAGTCGATCTCGGTTCTTCTAGCAAAGAATGGCGTAACCTATACGTAGACGGTACAGCTAACATCGACAGCCTCGTAGCTGATACAGCAGACATCAACGCAGGTACAATCGACAATACTGTTATCGGTGCTACTGCTCCTGTGGCGGGTACGTTCACTACTGCTACAGCTACTAATGCTACTATAGCTACTGCCGACATCAATGGTGGTACTATCGATGGTACGGCTATCGGTAACAGCACAACTGCAGCAGGTCGTTTCACTACGGTTAACACTTCTGGTCAGGCTACTTTAACTACAGCCGACATCAATGGCGGTACTATTGATGGGACTGTTATAGGTACTACTACACCTTCCTCTGGTGCATTCACTACATTGTCGGCATCTGGGGGCTACACAGGCACTGTTACAGGTAACGTAACGGGTAATGTTGTAGGTAATACTTCAGGTACGCATACAGGTTCTGTAGTAGGGGATGTAACGGGTAATGTTACTTCTTCTGGTACGTCTACGTTTAACAACGTAACAGTGTCCGGTACTCTTAATATGGATGCGGGCACAACTGCTACCATTCAGAACCTGACTGCACCTACCAATACAAACGATGCCGCCACTAAAGGGTACGTAGATACTACTGTCTCTACTGCAGTTAATGATTTAGTAGATGGCGCTCCACTAGCTCTGGATACTTTAAACGAACTAGCCGCTGCGTTAAACGATGATGCCAACGCCTACTCTACTCTTGATACGAAGATCAATACGAAAGTAAGTAAAGCTGGCGACACGATGACTGGCGACCTAGACATGGGCGCTAACAAGGTAACGACATCTACCAATCCTACTACGGATTCAGAACTATCTCGTAAAGGTTACGTAGATGCGCAGCGTGACACTCGTGTAGCTAAGGCTGGCGATACAATGTCTGGTGCTCTTGCGATGGGTAGCAACAAGATTACTGGTCTTGCTGAACCTACTCTTGCACAGGATGCCGCTACTAAAAACTACACAGACAGCATCTTAGGTAGTGCTACAGCATCAGCCGCTAGTGCAGCTGCTTCGGCTGCTTCCGCAGTAGATTCTGCTAACAGTGCATCAGATGCTCTGGTCAGTGAAACGGCTGCAGAGACAGCTCAAGCTGAAGCTGAAGCAGCTCAAGGGTATGCAGAAGAGTGGGCAGTTAAATCTGAAGACTCTCTTGTATCCGTGTCTGCTGGCGGCAATGGAACATCAGAATACTCTGCCTTGCACTATGCCGCTAAAGCAGCACAATCTGCTACATCGGCACAAAACAGTGCTCTTACTCTAAACATTGATGCTATTGCTGAATCTAAGTCAGTAACAGCCGTTGACGTATTCGTATACGACACCTCTAAAGACTCAGACGGTGGTGCATGGCGTAAACGTACACAAGGCACATCTTGGTACAACGAGACACTGAATACTGCTACTCGTGGTTCTCGTAAAGAGTTCCCTGCTGTGGCTGTTATTGTGGCTGAGGCTGGAACGCTTACCATTTATGACGGTGATGATCCTGATTTGCCTATGTGGATGGTATTTAATGGCGCTTCAGCTAACATGATGCGTATTGAAGGCGGTTATGTGCCAACTTCTGTAACAGCTTTAAATGGTCTTATAAATGTAGGTGTACCTGTACGTGGGGTATTAGACGTTAATTTTATAGATGAATCAGCCTATATGCGTTACAACGGTGGCGGCTTAGAATATAGACCATATTTAGGTAATGTTTCTGAAAGGAATAGCGGTAAAGGGTTAGGTAGTACACTTGGTTCTCAGTATGCTTTAGTTAATGGTTACGTCAACGACATAGCCATGACAGTCCTGCCTAACGCTCCTATAGACTCTGCTACAGGCTTACCAGTCCCAACGATTGCGTGTGCAACGGACGGTGGCGTGTCTGTGATTAAGGACGATGGGAGTGTTGTTGATAGTCTATTTACAGGAAGTGTTAATTCGCTATCTTTCACCTCTGAATATGGCTTGTTTTACTGGCGAGAAACAGACCGACTTTGTTATTTCTCTACCTTGTCTGATTATCTTGCAGGAGATGGATTTGGTGATGGTTGGTACGTCAATGCAGACCATGCTAATGCGTACCTAACTATTAACCCACTAGGCGGAAACCCGCAGAAGGTTATTGGGTTGCCTGATTTGCATGTAGCTTTTGGTGGGCATAATGGAATAAGTAAAGTGGCTACTGATGAGTCAGATAAAAATACAGGCATGGTC